TCCCTAATTTTTTCTACTTCTTAATCTGCTGTTTGTCACCTATTTATATTTTTCGTTTTCGTTTGATGTTGAAACAATGTTGAAACAAAGGAGATTTTCATGTTAAAGCCGGGCGTAATCCCCGGCTTATGTTGTTTTTTAACTCTTCCCGGATTCCAATCATGTTCTTTAGTTGTTATTGCTAAAATATTGCTAAAACAATTTTCAAATCATTTCAATTCATCAAGCCTGTAACTACTTCCGTCTATAAATATCGAAGTACCAACAGTTGTAAACGTAGCCTTCTCCCTCACCATTCCACCGAGAGAGTTTTTAGCCCCATAATCCAGTTCCCAATTTACTGTGAAATCTCCATCCTTTGTGTATTTTTCGCTGTACACCTTGAAAGATTCAGGGTCTTTTAAGGTATAATCGAAATATGCTTTATACACTTTCCTCCCTTTATAAACAGCTTCATCGCAGGAACTCATACAGAATAGTGCTGACAAGCCTATTATGGTAAATAGAATCTTCTTCATAATCTTATATATTTAGTTTGTTCTTTAATTCGTTGAAAGTATCTGGATTCTCAAAATCTCCCCAACAGTATTTCTTGTATCTGTCCCGGTCGAAGCTGTCTTTTTTCTCATAAACAATCAGGTAATCCTTATCACATAAAACAATCACAGAAGAATTAAGTAATCGGGCGTATGAGCGCGCTTGCAAATATGCTTCTTCTCTTTCCTTGTTATTCCTCATACACAGCTTGGCTTCAATCAACACTTTTGCCCTTTCCTCATTTGGTTTATTGCCATAATGTAACGCATAATCTGGGAATATCCTATGTCCTCTCCCTGCTTGGATTGGTAACTGCCGGATGAAGTCTTTGTTTTCATACCATCCCATAGAGTTAAGCAATGGTTCCAGCAATTGCTGTTCTACATCATGTTCGTACTCTATAATTACGTCTTTGGGCAAGGTTGGGGCATACAATTTTGGCAAAACCTCTATATCAAATCCTTTTGTTTTTATCATCCGAAGTAACTCTGAATAGTTCTCACTGTTAACCGACCAACCATTTACTCCCTGAAAGTTTTTTCTAACAAGTGGGTGTTTGAAAAAATATTCATCAGTTTGTAGTTCTTTCAAAGTAATGTGAGGAATATTTATTCTATTCCCAATATAGATACACCCGTAGTATCGGAATAGAGGGTCTATTACGCCATCCGTAAGCGATATCTCTATGCAAGTGATTGCACTGATTGGGGACGTTTCGTAATGAACAAGAATATCCCCTTTCTTTGTTTCGGGGCTTGACTGCCAGAATTTCGATTCTAAGGATTTATCTTCTTGGTATAACCTGCCGCCAATGAACCAGACTTGTGACGGTTTGGGCATGTCTATTTTCTCGCTTGGGAGATTATTGGGTGCGAAGTCGTATAGGAAAGACCATAGATCTGCTGGAGATAGTCCATTTTCTTTTCTGAACAAATAAAACACCTCGCAAAGTTCCCAATAATACATGCACCTTCCTTTGTAATCAGTTCTTTTGGGAATATTGGGGAGGTCTATGTTAAAGAAATCCGCTATTTTATTCAGCTCGAATATTCGGCAAAGGAACAGGTACGGGAAGAAATATTCTGGGGCGAACTGTGATAAGACATAGGACATCGGCTGGATAATCCCAAGCATATTCTTGAAGTCGTTAGCAGGAAGCCATTGTTGCCCTTCTACCCTTATGCCTAATGTGATAAGTGAAATGTATAAATCTTTTGCTTCTTCCAATGAGCTGGGATGGTCATAATCTGATACACCGTAGCAATATATATTCTCCAACCAATCGTTATATAAATCTTCTGGTATGAAATTAGCGTACGGACAATAATCCTTGAATGAAACATATCCTCCCGCATCGGAAAAGTATTTTATCATCTCTATTCCGATTGTGGTCTGTTTATATAGGTCCCATGTGTATTGGTTGAAACTCATGGCGTTTATTTCATCGTATTCATCCTAATGCTTAGTTTTACTAAAGCTAGTGCCTTAACTGATGCCAAAGGAAAATCTTTGGGTTGATGGTGCTGATTGTAACTTACCAACTTAATCCAATCACCTCCTTTTTCAGATTGATTTATGTATTTTACAGTTAGATATTCTTCACCTTCTACATCTATTGAAACCAAATACATTTCCCCATAAAAAATGTGTTGGATTTCTACGGGAACTTCTTTATAAGCTATAATATCTCCCGATTTCAATAAAGGATACATAGAATCTCCTTTGACATATACAGCACCGTCACATTTCGGTATGTTGGGGATACTTATCTTTCCTAGTATGTTTTGGTCTTTGTTCACCAAAAGAGATTTCAAATTTGCGGCAGCCTCAATGTCATATAGATTAATTATGCCTTCTTCATCTATCCTTTCTATATATTTAGGCTTATTGATAATCGTAACATCTCCTAGTTCAATCTCATCAGCCATTGCCTGTTGGACAAGATCGCCTAGAGACATATCCAAGGCTTTAGATATGATTATCAATTCTGATAGTCTTCTTTTAGATAAATCATCATATCTACCTATATTGGTAGATTCTATGCCTAACGCATCAGCTATTACTTTATTTGTAACACCTTGATTTCTAATTATTTGCCTTAATGTTATCATTTTAGATTAATCAAATTAGACATTATTAACACAAATAACAATCAAAAATGATATACTATATCAAAATTGATAGTATATTTGCATTATCAAATTAAACTGATACAAAGAAACGAAGATTAATTCAGATTTCAAATAGTATAAACATATTAAAATACACGATTATGAGAACAAGAGAATTTTTACACGAAGTAATGAGCCTTGCTTGGCAGTTCGTTAAGCGTAATGGCTACACCATGAGCGAAGCAATGAAGGTCGCTTGGGCTAATTTGAAACTGAAAGGTGAGATGAAGAAGAAGATAGTGAAGTTCTACTTCAAAAAAGTGGACGGTTCTGTTCGTGAGGCATACGGTACACTAAATGAAAAGCTGATGCCTGCCATCACTGGTACTGACAATAGAAAGAAGAATGATACCGTCCAGACTTACTATGATACTGAACGCCAAGAATTCAGATGCTTCAAAAAAGCTAATCTGATGTCAATCGCATAAAAGATATGGATATGAATGCTTACACGATTAACCAGCAGTTGGATAGCCTTTATAAAGATTTAGAGGCTGCCCATAACAATGATGAAGAGGCTGTCTGCCTGATGTTCAATGCTGATAGCAAAAAAGAAGCTATCCAGTTGATAACGGATGAGATAGACAGTTTGGAAGATGCCTTAAAAGGTTTTGAAACTTGTGAAGATGATGGCATGGACTACGATGCTCTATGCCGGGTACAAGGTATCAGCCGATACGCATAATACACGATTATGCAACGCACGACAGCCCTACAGACGGATTGAACGGCAACCGATAGCGAGAATCGGGTAGGGTACTATTGATTGGTTCTTTGACATATTGATACGATAAAAAGATATATTTCTGCGAAGGCACGTAAGCGAAGCCAGTGATGGTGGATAGTGGTGGGTGCAAGTGGAACGGAATTGACACCGATAGCAACCGAGGATAAGCCGACAATGGGCGAATGGTTGTATATGTCTGATGGTGGTAAAGCCACGAAGTTGAAATGATTTTTACTTTCAGCACGCCAATTTGTCTTTAGCGTGGTGAGTATGCTTGGTTAGGCACAAGTATCGCTGAAAGGTCTTATAGTCTGTACTGAACTGAAATAAGGTTCTGCTATTCGATTAGGGTACAGATACTTATTTAAATTTATACGATTATGAAAACAATCCAATTCGTTTTATCTATATTGGTTAGTATATGTGCTGCCGGTATGCTTTACGGGGCTATTACTACTTACAGTCCTATGAAAATATTCTCTATCACTATAATGAGTGTTATATGTGTAGGGTGTGTGTCGCTCATGAGAATAACTTATAGAGAACTTAAAACAGACCGCTAAAAGGTAGTCCTATAATCCGGCACAAGGCGCATGGGGATGAGTGCACAATCACCTTGTAAACCAGCTGGGCGGTAATTTATGGAGTAGCATTGTTGGAATGCGTGTAAGCGATTAATTGTTGGTATTAACTTATATTCTAATTTATATATTCATTTAGCTTACAAGAAGTAGGTTCGACTCCTACCTTTTTAACGACATTTTAAATTTATACGATTATGACAGTGGAAGAATTAAGAGGCATGACGCATGAAGATTTAGTAAGGCGTGTGCAGGAACTGGAAGAGGCTAACGAGAAATTAGCTGAAGAGAAAAATACATGGTATAAATCTTGGAGTGATTTGAAACAGAAGTTTGATCATTTCAAAAATGCGGTTAAAAGCATTGTTCTGATAATAGATTAGATATTCGTGTTTTATATTGTGTTTGTACTGGGTGTGCCGTCCGTGAGGATAGTGCACCTTTTTTAAAAAAGGATGGTTAGCTTATCGGTTAGAGCTTCGTATTGCGCAAACAATTGGCACGATTGAGAGGGGTTCGATTCCCTTACCATCCACGAATCATTAATTAAATTTTACTCTTATGGCAAAAGAACTGAAAGAAAGAACAGAAATCAAGAAAAAGCTGAAAAAGAAGAATGACAGAATCAGCTTTGACTTTAGCGACAAACTTGCCGGACAGCTTCGCAGGTGTACCGCTGATCTTAACAGGCTGGCAAGGATTGATCGGATAATAGACAAGAAGCAAACTTTGTATTCGGTGGACACTAACAGGGAAGCCGGATATATTGAGGTTATTCGCAATTATTAATCAGCTGACTTACACGATTATGAAGAGAGTTTTTAATGAACTTACACCTGAATGCGAGATTACGGCACGAATGTATGCACAAGGGTATGAGAAAAAAGAAATTGCAAACCTCAAATGCCGAGCGGTCAGCACGATAAACAACCAACTGCAAAGAGCTTTTGAGATTTTGAACGTAAGGAACGGCAGAGAACTGGCAACCATGCTATATGAGAGAATAGCTGGTATGAAGTTCACGATGGACTTTTCACCTACTATTAGGTCGGCTGTTGCTTTCTGCCTGTTGTGCATCTTTTCTTTTTCGCTCTATCACGAACAGGGCGATATGAGAAGGGGACGAAGAACGAGAGTTGAACGAATTGAAAGAACTGGACGGTATGGAGGTAAGACTTGAATTATTTGAATTTAAAAATATCTGCATGGACATGGCGGAGCTTGGTGCAGCTGCCAGTGAGAAGAAACGGTCTCCTGTATCTGATGAAATCAAGCAAAGAGAAGCGTTCAGATGGTTAAATACACTTGGGTATGAACCTAACTTTTTGGAAAAGTTAGAGAAAGAAGGATTGGTGCATAAGAAAAGAAAAGGCTCATCCAGAAATTCTCCTATCATATATTCCAAGTTCGAGATACAATCCGCTATTAATGCTTTTAAAATGAGTAAATATCTGAACAAATAACCCTATAAAATTTACGATTATGTCACTGATTAAGAAAAGTAATGAATTAGTTATCCCGACCACCGTGAAGATGATGATTTACGGTCAAGCCGGAATGGGAAAGAGTACGGTAGCATTGAGCGCACCGAAACCGCTGCTGTTGGACTTCGATAACGGCGTGAAGCGCATGAACATGGCGCACTTGGAGAATATAGACACGGTACAGGTCACTTCATGGAGCGATGTTCAGCAAGTTCTTCAAGAGGACTTGTCCGCTTATCAGACCATTGTAGTAGATACCATCGGCAAGATGATGGACTTCATCATTACTCACAAGTGTGGAACCCGCCAGCCGTCCATCCGTGATTGGAGCGGTATCAATGCAGAGTTTTCATGGATGACACGAACACTTTCGGGGCTTAACAAGCACATCATTTTCGTTGCCCATCGCGACACAAGAAAAGAAGGTGATGATACGGTGTTTATCCCTGCCTTGCGTGAAAAATCCTACAACTCTATCGTTACTGAACTGGATTTGCTCGGTTATCTTGAAATGAAAAGCGAAAGAGGCGTCCAAAGACGTACTATCACTTTTGACCCAACTTCAAGAAATGACGGTAAGAATACTTGCAATCTTCCTTCAGTGATGGAAGTTCCTACCATCCTTGACAAGAATGGTAATCCAACCGCAAAGAACGACTTTATCACCGCCAAGATAATCAATTCGTATTTGGGTATGCTTGCTGCCAAGAAAGAGGCACAGGAAAAGTATGATAAAGTTATTGAAGAGATAAAAGAACAGATCGAACTTATTACGGATGCGGAATCTGCCAATAATTTTATCGCGCAAATAGATAACTTTGAGCACGTTGGTTCTTCAAAGCAAATGGCGGCAAAGTTGGTAGCTAACAAAGCGAAGTCTTTGAATCTGAAACTTAATTCAGAAAAGAAATATGAACCAGCAGCCTAAATATCGTATTTACGCAACGCTTCTTGATGCCTTTGGGGCATATCTGAATAGTGATGTGATTTGGGATAAGTACTGGGGGTGGTCAGAAAATCCACCCCATACTCCTGAAGAATTTCACGAACAACAGTTTCAAGAACTGATAGACCGTATCAACCGCAAGCCATTCGATAGCGAAGCGGCAGACAAGGGAACAGCCTTTAATGAGGTTATTGACTGTATGGTTGAAAATCGGAAATCTGAAACTGTGCAGGTTGAAAAGATATATAAGGTAATACGCGAAGGAGCTTGTGACGAAACAGGTAAACCTTTGTATTACGATGAGGTTCAGACCAACGAGGTTATAGGTTTGAAAGCTACCTATAATAATCGTGTTTTTACTTTCCCAATCTCACTTTGCCGAGAGTTTTCCGGTTACTTCAAAGGAGCATTAACCCAACAAAGAGTAGAAGCGATTATTCCAACCGCATACGGCAATGTTTTGGTTTATGGGGTAATTGACGAGCTGATGCCGGCCAGCGTCCACGACATCAAAACAACCGGTAGTTATACCGTGGGAAAGTTCAAAGATCAC